CCCCCCCTGGGAGGGGGGTTGTGGGGTGGGGGTGCCGTCCCCCTGCGACGGAGGTTATGTGGTGGGGGTTCCGTCCCCCTGCGACGGAGGTTATGTGGCTGCGCCACGTTCGTTTTTATGCGGCTTCGCCGCGGTGCTGAGTTTCTTTAAGTTATTTTAATATTTATATCTTAAAATAACTTTTTCTACTATATACCAAAAATTTTCTCTTCATATCGAAATAATAAATTTTATTTTCCATATTTTATTCTATTTTGCATTTATATAATAGTTTACTTATAAATTCATTATGATCTTTTGATGTTATATAAAAATTCGATATTTCTGCAGGACTTATTACTTCTTCTCTTAATTGTTCAGTTACTTTTAATGGCAACGTTTTATTATAATACCTTTTATATAAAGATTTTATTAAATTAATTGATGCATTCTTCATATCCACTCTTAAATCTACTCTTCCTGGTCTTATTAATGCCTTATCAATTGAATCATATAAATTGCTTGTTATTATCAACACTCTACCATGATGTTCATCTAAACCATCTAATAAATTTAATATAAATGATAATGTCATCTTTTCTTGTTTAGCTGGAAAAATACATTTCTTTGATTTATCATTATTATCAGCTGATATTGTTTGTACTGCTGTAACAAGAGTTTCCAAATCAAATTCACCTTTATCTGTCAGTTCTGTTTCGTCTTGTTTTTCTTTTGTACGTTGTAATATAATATCAGACATACAATCTACATCTTCTAATACTATTATCTTATTTTCAAAATCTATTGTACCCTTCTTATTTTTATAATTATATGTAGATTCATGAAAATATTTTAAAAACTCGTCTTCCGAATTTATCCTATTTAACGGTATTTGAATCAAATGACGTTTCATCATGTTTGCTATTGATTTTATTACTGATGTTTTTCCTGTTCCTGGTGGTCCCGATAAACCTATTCCTAATGTATATGGATGTCCTTCCTTATAATACCAATCCTTATTATTTATAAAAAAATTTATTTTTTTTAATAATTCATCTTTTCCATCAAAAGTAAAATTTTCAAAATTACGAGTTGATATAAAACTTCTTTCCATCCATGTTAATGATTTACTATCTTCTCCCAAATCTGATACTAATGTATACAAAAATAACTTATTTTTTCTATTATTTTCTATTTTTTCTATATAATTCTTTGTTATTTTATCTATAAATTCTATTAACTCTTTTGTACTTATTTTATAACTATACAACTCTATTTGAATTTTTTCTATTTTTCCACATAACTCTATCATCTTATCACTATCCCCCGAATTATCTGTATTTCGTACTGAAGCATAAATACCCAATTTTTTATCAAACACAAAGTCATAAGTTTGATCTACTATAAATATTTCTGATGATTGATTATCATTATTATTCTCATCTTCATCATACATACTTGAATTATTAGATACTGCTAATTCTTTTACTGCATTTATTCCTTTATAATTATTACTATTTATATGATACCAAATTGCATCAAATCTTTTTGTCCAAATACTATTTGTTTTTGCATACCATGAATTTTTAAATGTCGTTTTTCCTTCTAATACTACACTTGTTGTATATCTTTCTTTTACTGCTTTTTTTAATTTTGCATAACTCCAATACTCTAATATAGTATTTGAGTGTTGAATTATTATACCTAATAGTGTCCCCAATAATGTTGTTATACATAAATCTATTATTATATTACCCGTTTTAAACCCATTCCCTATATTGTATTTTAGTAATTCAGTTGTACTTAATCCATCTATCATTTATAAATAATTTATAATAACCTTTAAATTATTTATATTTATTCTATTTTTCATTTAAAAAAATAACGATTTGTCAGTAATTAATTCTTGTGCAATCATTCCAATAGCTCCCATCATAGCCATTCTTCCATTATTTAATTCTTTGTTTAATAAATCAATAGATTCTTCCGATTGTAAATCTCTAGTAATTTTAAATCCAAAATCGCCTGGTTGATAATCATCTTTTAACTCAAACGGGTTTGTATAAGGATTTTTCCATCCACGAATCATAGTTGCAAACTCTGCCATAAACATAGCACTTATTATTAAACTTTGAAATTGAACAGGCAGTTTGTCAAAATTATTAATAGATTTCTCATGAGTCATTAATTCGGTTATAGGCATTAATGTTGAAGCTACTATAGCTAATCTACCATGTTTTAATTCTGCTTCTCTTAGATAAGAAACCCTTGATTCGTCTTTTGCAAAATTTAATGGATCAAATTTAGGAAAAGGTTCTGTTGATCCAACAATTACTGGCTTTGATACTGGAGGATTAATAATTTCAGTATCAATAATGGTCTTGGAATCTCTAGGTTTAATAACCTTAGTAACTTTTGAAAAAGCACATACTATAGCAGGAAGAAATAGTATAAAGAATGACTTCATCATCATTATATATATATATATATATATCCTAAAATATTTAAGTTAATTTAATTTATATTAATAATAATAATCAGCAACAGCAAATTATGAGGTATCATACAACTTCTTAGGTGGCAATTTTACACATTTGGATATTTATGTTTGTTTTTCATATTTTATACAAACTTAAATATTATCAAACGATTTCACTTTTATAAAATTCTCTTCTACTATATATAATTCCGAGTAATTCTTTATAAATTTTTCAAAATATCTCTTACTTGCTATATATTTATTTTTACTTGAACAATATATTTGATACATCTCATTTATTGGTACTTCCTCTGAATATATTTCTACATGGGGTGCTATTTGTTTATAATTCTTTAAAAATTCTATTATATCTTTCTTTTTATCCCATAATTTACATTTACTGTTTAATATATATTTATCATCTTCTATTATCATATCCGGAAAGAAATGACGTATTAAATCTAATATCTCTTTTTCAGACAAATTTAATTTTGATGCATTATTAAATAATGAGCATATTTCGTCTATTTCTATTTCTTCATCCATATCTTCTTCTATATTTGTACTAAATAATGATATAAATTGACTTACTACTGGTATTTTTGAACTTGTTATATTTAAAAATGAATCACTATTTACATCATATTCTAATTTTTCTATCAATTCTTGTTTTAATTGATTATTAAAAAATACATTTGGTATTTTCTCATTTTCGACAAATTGCTTCCATAAATACATCATATTTTTTAATGATATTTTACAATTATCCACTTTCTCACAACTATTGTTTATAAATTTTTCCATTATTTCATTTTTTGTATTATTTTTTAAGAAAAATGTATAGTCTTGTAATTGTTTATCCTTACATTTTTCCAATATAAAATTATCGGCTGATTTAAATCTTTGCGAATAATGTGCCGCTACACAAAACAAATTTAATGCATTCTCTTGTTTAAAATAATTATTCCAACTCTCTAATTCTATATACGATTGACTATATAATATTCTACAATCTTCATATTTATGATCATAAAATTTAAATTTAAATATATTAAACAAATTTGGCGTTCCAAACAACATACAACATAAATTACTTATTTCTTTTAACCATGGCTTAAATGAACTATTTACAAAATATATTAGTGATGATTTTTTTAATATTATATCTCCCAATACTGTTAAAAAATATTTTGCTGTCTCTTTATTTACAAATATTAATGGATTCAATTTTGTTATTACTTTTTGTATTGTTTCTGACTCAGGTATACATGTAAATATATCTCGCTCTTTTATTTTTTTTAATATACTCACCTTTAATTTATATTTCCAATCCATTAATACTTTATTTTCACTTATCGACTTTAAAATTGTATGTTGAACATCATCTTCTTTTACTATTGTATATTTATTTTCTTTATATTCAAAAAATAATTCTGATGTTGAATGATAATAATATTTATTATTATTTAAAAAACGTTGTACAAATTTTTCCGACTCATTTTCTAATGTTGATTTCCTTTCTTCTCTCTTTTTTAGTGTATTATTTGTTGTTTCCAAAGTTTCGGGTAATATATTTAATATATAATTCACTAACTTCTGATGTATTATTTCGTTATCTTTATATAACTCATTTAACTCGCTTACTTTATCCAACAATTCTTTCATATTTTATTATTTATGTAAATACTTTTAAATCATTTTATTTCTCTCTATTATTTAATAATGGTCAAGACTAAGAAATATTTCCCAAAAAGATATATTCCCAAATCTTTAAAAAAATCCGATAAACTTAAGCAAAAAAAAGAGCTTCAAAAATCTAAACGTGATTATAAAAAAGGCAAATATTATACTAGAAAAAAAATTTCTTCGTTTAAATCCAAACCTAGTTCCCATGTTGTAAAAGCTAAAAAAATATATAAAGTTGATAAAATTTATCCTGGTAAATTATTAGCTGATAAAACTTTATGTAGTGTTAGCTCTCTCAAAAAAATTGTTAATAAAGGTGAAGGTGCTTACTATAGTTCAGGTAGTAGACCTAATCAAACCGCTCAATCATGGGGTTTAGCAAGATTAGCTAGTGCTATTACCGGTGGTAAATCTGCAGCAGTTGATTTTAAAATTTTAGAAGAAGGATGTAAAACTAATAGTAAAGCGTTGCGTTTAGCTAAAAATGCCAAAAATAAATATGGATTTGGACAAAATAAAACCCCAAAAATTAAAATTTAATATTTATTTAATATATAATGGCTTCGCCTGTATTACGTTCTTCACAAATGAGATCTGTATCAAGTGGTCCTACAATTACGAAAACAGATAGTGCAGTTTTTGGTAAAATTAGTTATAGATTACCTAGTGGTAATTGGAAACTAGATAATGTATATGTCTATAAAGATAGAAGATTTAATATTAAAGATATGTACGATGGTAGTCTCATCACGGAGGGTAATTTGACTGGTTTTTTAACAAACGAAGAAGTAAGAAAATGTAGTGGAAGTATGAAGAGTATGATTCGTTCGTCTAATCGAATAGATTTAGTAACTGATAAGGGTAATATTGGATTAAGATTTGACAATTCTAGTGCTTATGATACCTTCCTAACTGCATTATATGAGTTTGGAGTACCATCTGTTAGTGCTAATGATGATACATGTAATAACGTAGCAAAATCAGGAGGCAGACAAAGAAGGACCTACAAAAAGAAAGGAAAGAAAGGAAAGAAAACAAGAAAAACAAAGAAAACAAAAAGAGTAAAAAGAAGAAGATCCTCTAAGAGAAAGTAAATAAATTTTTTATTTAAAAAAATAGATTAAATAAAAAATAAATATAATTAAGCACTAGATGGAAGAGGAGATAAACATAATTTAATCTCTCCAAGACTGGCAACATAATATTTAACAACAAGTGGTAAATCATTTTCTAAATACATTTCAATTTGGCTACATAAGTTAGTGCACTTGATAAAATAACCCAAATTTTTAAGAGAGAATTCACCTTGAATAATTTTACTAGAATCCTGTTTTTGAATAAATTCCATACCTCCATTAGATTCTTCTCTCTTTACTTCAGCAGTAGCAAATTGTCCAGCACATTTAAAAATGAGTTCATTTCCTACAGATTTAATTTCAAGTTTGTCAGAAATACATGATAAATCACGAATAATTTTTTGAAAATCAGAAGATGGTAAATTAATAACAGATGAAAAGGTGACATTAGGCTCTTCAAATTCATCAGAGTCAGGTTCAATAAGTCTAAGTTTTTGAGTTTTGCACTGCTTAATATCACCATTTTCAAACTTAAGACCTAAATAAGATACAATACCATCATGATAATCATTTTCTTCAATATAAATAGTTAAAGTATCATCATTATCAATAGAGTTAATTAACTTAAATAAATGAAACATATTAACACCAATAACAATTTTTTCTTTATGACATTCATAATGTTCAAAATTATCAGCTGCTAAATGTAAATGTGCCAACATAGTATGTGACTTGTCCATATTAATAATTCGAATTCCATCTTTTCTAAATGTTATATTGGTTTCCAATAAAATATCTTTTAACGCAGTCATTAATGTCCTAAAAGGAGCAATTTGAACTGTCTTAATTGTCAAAACATTCGAAGACATCCTATATTTATTTTTTATATATCAATCTTTAAATACTTATGCGTTAAAATATCTATTTAAAAACTTTATATGCGGAAATATACATTCCAATTAAAATAATAACCATACCAGCATAATCATCAATTGTCGTTGGTATATGTAAATAATATCTATTGGTTAATATTTGACCTATGAAATCAAATACAAATGAGGATAGTGATATTTGAGGTGCAGTTAAAAGAGTATTTCCTAATCTATTTGCAGGAATTAAAAATAACCACTCACAAGTTGCCCAAAATTCGGCTACTCCTAATTTTTTCAAAAAGGATGCATCCTTCATAGAAGGAGTATTTTGAGTAAACATGGCTAGATCCATCAATAATACAATTATTAAATTTAGGATCAACCAATAAATTAATTTTGCCCAAGTAAAATTTAATTTCATTTATATATATATAGATGAATAAAATTTTAATTTATTTACAATTTTTAGGATCGTTTATTACCGCCCAAAGTATTTCTATGTGGGGGCAATATTATACGCTTAAATATCCTAATTTAACAAATTGGCAAGCTTTGAAAATGGCCCTTCCTTTTGCATGGTTGGATTGGTTTTTTATGACTATCGCAGTAGGTTTAGGACATAAACATAAACTAGTTACTGAAACTCAAGATATATTCTTATTAATAATTACACAATTTACTGTTATATTGTTTATTAACGCATTTTTCTTAAAACAACCTTTATCAAGAAGTGATTTAATATGTTTTGGAATTATATTAGTTGCTTTTGCTATTAGTTATCAAAATTTAGTTAGTAAAGCTTTAGGTATGCCTATTCCTAAAAAAGATGAAAAATTAGAAGATACTAAAAAAAATGATGATACTGATGAAAAATAAATTTATTTTTATTTGCATTTTATATAATGAAAATAAAAAACGGATTTCGTTATGAACTAAATGGGTGGGTATATATTCATATTCAAGGAAAACCTTTTGAACGCGGATTTGCACACGGATATCTTTTAGCAAAAGAAATAGCTGAAGCTTTAAGAATAATTAAATTCAGTTTATATGATACACATGGATTAAAGATGGAATTTTTTGAAGAAGTCGCAAATTATTTATTTAAGCATATAATTGATGATGATTTTAATGAAATTTTAGAAGAAATTGAAGGTATTACCAAAGGTGCTAATGCTAGAGGAGCAAATGTTAATTTATCTCAAATTTTATTACTTAACAACTATAGTTCTCTTGAATATGCTTTACCAAAATTAAAAGCATATATTGAAAATATTCCTGAATTAAAGAAAAAATATGGACCATTACTACATAAACTCCCTTCAGCAACAAATTTAATTGGTGGAAATACCAAAGAAACATGTAGTGCATTTATGGCTGTTGGTGATTATACCAAAGATGGAAAGGTTGTATGTGCTCATAATACATTTGAAAACTTTTGGGATGGTCAATTAGTTAATATTGTTATTGATATTAAACCTGAGAAAGGTAATAGAATATTATATCAAGCTTATCCAGGTAGTGTATGGAGTCAAACGGATTTTTTTGTTACTAGTAATGGATTTATTGGAACTGAAACTACTATTGGTGGATTCATTAATTATACACCAAATCATCCTATTGGATATAGAATGAGAAAATGTATGCAATATGCTAATACATTAGATGATTATGTTAAAATGTTAACTGATAGAAATTCAGGTGATTATGCTAATTCATGGTTAATTGCAGATGTTAATAAAAACGAAATTATGAGAATTGAATTAGGTTTAGAATTTGTAAATGTAGAGAGAAAGAAAAATGGTTATTTTATTGGTTTTAACGCACCATATGATGCTAGAATTAGAAATTTAGAATGTATTAATACTGGATTTGATGATGTTAGAAGACATCAAGGTGCAAGAAAAGTTCGATTAGAACAATTAATGGAACAAAATAAAGGGAAATTAGATATTCCTACTGCTCAACTTATTATTGGTGATCATTTTGATATTTATTTAGATAGAACTAACCCTTGTTCTAGAACTTGTTGCTCACATTATGAATTAGATGACCGCGCATTTATGAGTCAAGCTGATAGACCTTTACCTTTCCAACCTAGAGGTGCTGTTGATGGTATTTGTTGTTCTACTGAATTAGCAAAGAAAATGGGATTTTCTGCTAGATGGGGATCTTCTTGTGGTTTCCCATTTGATGTCAAAAAATTTATTGAACGTAACCGTCAGTGGGCTAGATTTGAACCTTATTTAAAAGATAGACCTCATCAACCATGGACTGAATTTACTAGTCTTGAAAGACATCCTTATCAAAAATACACCAAATCTAAAAAACCTAAAAAGGATTCTAAAAAAACTAAATCTATTAAATAAATTATTTAAAAATAACATAATATAATATATTATATTATGTTACCTTCTTATGCTAATAAACTTAGACCTATTGTTCCAAAATTAAAATATTGTTATGGTAATGAACTCTTTATTAATATTAATAATTGTGATTGTGTTTCCAAATGTAAATTTGAACGCGTTATACCACATCATAAACCACGTCCTTTAAAATATTATAATGATGTTAAATGCAATATGACCAATAGTTATCAAAAAATTGGTGATTGTTTATGTATTGATAAATGTTCCGCTTCACAAAATAATTTACAACTCTTTAAATTTGTCTAGATTAGTCATATAATGAATAATCACAATCTACTTGTTCCATTACTAATGGCTTATTTATATTTTTCGTAAATCCATACTTCTCTAATGATTTTAATACTTCTTCATCATATAAATCATAAAATTCACTTACATTTCTAGCCAATACAAATAATGATACTTTTAAATTATCAGATACTATAGAATATTGATATTCATCATTTAATAACGGTCCTAATTGTATTACCCAATATGGCGCATTACCTGGTGTACCATCTAAATCTACTGTCAATTCACCACCACTATTTCCATCTTTATAAAACGCATATCCTGTTATTTGATCTAATGTTCCATCTTTATCTATTTGACTATTTAATACGGATACATTATTTGCATCTAATATTGCATAATCTGCTACTGCACAAGTCCCAAATCCTTGAAATGACATGTCACTTACATCTTTATATACTTGATACCATCTACCATCATATGATGATAAATCTAACTCATCTACTGGTGTATATTCATATCCGAAAACAATATAACTAAAACCTAAAAAAATAAATGTAGACAAAACTGCAAATACATTCCTTGTTGATAAAAACATCATATTTTATATTTTGTTTTTATTATTTTATATTTAATATATTTTTATATTTAATATTCAGGAGCATGTTTCTTAAATAAACATCCATATGCTGATATTCCACTATCACATATTATTTGTGAAGCATCTTGATATTCACATGATGCCAACCATATTTTTATTACACAAAAATTCTTCTTTGGTGAAATTGTTATTCCATTTATATTACCTTGTAATTTTTTATTATTTGATAAACTCTCTCCCATTAAACTATAACTTAAACTTTTCCAACATTCAGGCACTATTTTATTTGATACTTTATACGAAAAACACCCACCCTGCCTATTTTTTGGATCCTCCCAAAGAGGCGTTATACCTTTACGCATTACAAATAACATGCAGTTTTTTACTAATCTTGGAGGTAATGCCTGCACTATGGCTACAACTTGTTCAACTGTTTTACAACTGTAAATATTTTTATAACTCTTTATTGACCAATCTGTATCATGAGGTAAATGTGCCCAAATACACCACTCGTCATTTAATTCGTGCTGTTGCATCGTTGAATCCGTCATACTTTGGGATTGCTCCATTATATTATTACGTATCAATTTTTTTTTAAATTAATTTCCTAAATTTATTATTTATCGACTTAAATCACTCCTCTCTTTTTTTTAAAATACTAAATCCGGTTAAATCTGTATCTGTAAATTTTATATAAAATGGTGATGATAATTCATTTAATACACAATCTCCTTTCATATATCTTAATACAAACTCTTCTACTATATCTATATTATATTTATCTTTCATATACCATCTAAAAAATTTACATTCTAATACATTTCCTTCTATTAAATAATTTAATGGATTTCTTAAATCTATTTCATATTTTTCTTTATTATATTCTAATTCTAATACTATAAAATTTACACTTGATTTATTAAAATTATCATTTACTTCATTATTTAATATCACTTTTGCATAATTTTTTTCTTGTAAATCATACACTATTCTTATTATAAAATCATTTTCTTCTAATTCATTTTCTAAATTCTCTTTTATTTCTTCATACTTTTTTATTTTTTTCGTTATTTCTTTATCTTTTATGCAATATATTTCATCTAAAAAATAATTATTTGTATAATTATGGAATTTTGGTACTATTGTCGTTTTATATGTATCTATTACTATTGTTTGTATTTCACAATATTTCCATACTATATCAAATATTTCATCTTGTAACCATTTATATATACTTTCTTTTTTATTATCTTTCACTTCTTCTATTTCTTCTATTGACTTTGTCATATTAGTCATTAAACAACACATAAACAAAAAGCTTTCAAATATTTCTAATCCTATTGTTTTTATATTACTTATCCAATTTGCATACAAGTTTGACGTTTCAAACATATAAATAAATTCATATTTATATGTTTAAATCATTTATTTTTTTTAATTATAATTATTTACATCTTCAGGAGTACCACTCGTGTAATCGTCAGGATCATACTCTGATGAATTTTCATCTGTAACTACTACTGCACCTCTGTTTGGTCCACGTACTACTGTTACTGAATCTGATGGATAATCTACGTCATAATTTATTTTTTCTCCCGATGGATCCAATCCAAATACAAACATTAGTACTGCTGTTAAGTATGTCATTAAAATAAATGGCACAAATACTATTATCCATGATATTACACTTAAACCTCTTTGACACATTATATTTAATACTAATGTAAATATAAACATTACTATAGTCTTAAAAAATGCTATATTATAAAATCCTTTAAATGTGTCTATTATTATTTGTGTTAAGGAAAAACCTAAATATAATAAAGCAGGAGGACAAATTTTATCTAACATATATTATATTTCTATATAATTATTTATTAAAAATGGCTTCTCCATTTACTAATTTTCCTACTTCATCTCCTACTTCACCATTATCATCTTCATATATTATACCATTTTCACTATTTGTACAATAATATGTTTTATCATCTATTTCTATTTCTTCTACTTCTTCCTCTTCTTCTTCTTCCTCCTCCTCAACTACTTCTTCCTCTTCTTCTTCTGTTTCAACTTCTTCCTCTTCTTCTTCTTCCCCCTCCTCAACTACTTCTTCCTCTTCTTCTTCTGTTTCAACTTCTTCCTCTTCTTCTTCTACTTCCCCCTCTTCCTCCTCTTCCTCCTCTTCCTCTTCTTCATCTTCTACTTCTTCTTCCTCTTTGTCTGCAATCTGTTCCTCCTCTTCTTCCTCTTTGTCTGCACTCTGTTCCTCCTCTTGTTGTTCTTGATAATCATTTAAACACTTACCACAGATCCAGTGCTCTCCGTCTTCTCCATCATAATCACCTCCTTCACCTTCACAAATTTCACATATATCGTCCCGTTTACATAAATAACATAAATTATGGGGGGCTGAATTATTACATTTACTACATATAAATTCAGCTTCATCATCATCTTCATCATCATCATCTTCATCCCATGGTTCTCGTTCTTTTTCTTTTTTATATGATAAATCGTCTTTATTAGTTTCAAATGTTGGAAAGGTTGGTGATGGAGAATTATTTTCCTCCTCTTCTTCCTCATCATCATCATCTTCTTCCTCATCATCATCTTGTTCTTCTTCCTCATCATCATCATCATCTTCTTCCTCATCATCATCATCATCATCTTGTTCTTCTTCCTCATCCTTACTATCATACATATTTAGATCAGATAACACATTTTTTGAACAATCAATAGGATACTCTTTAATTTCTAATTTAATATTATTATTTTCACTAGAATCTTCAAGAGTTTTAATTTGTTGTTTTAAAAATTCATTTTCTTCCATTAATTGCTTAACAATAGGAGTATTCAATATTAAATCCATAATTTTTTTATAAGGTTTGATATGTTCTTTAAATATTTGTTTAGTAATTTCTTTAGCATATTTATCTATATGATTATATAACAATTCTGTATATTTAGAATAAGATACATGATAGTCTAGAGGTTCCATTAAATCGTCGTCCATTATATTGAATATGGAAATATTCGTTTAATATAGTTTAAAAAATATTTAATATATAGATATATGGAAAATATAACAGATGTGTCCATAATAGATATATCAGGTGTAGAAACAGAAGAAATGATAAAAAAGAAGGAAGAAATGATGAAAAAGAGAGAAGAAATGATGAAAAAGAGAGATGAAATGATAGAAAAGCGAAAAGAATATATAGAAAAAAGAAAAATAGAAATAATAAACGCAGCTATAAGACAAACAGATTATAGTTATGAAATAGCTGAAAAAAAACTAATAGATTGTAGTTTTAATATTCAAAAAGTATTAGAAGAATATCATGGGATACCTCCTAAGAAAGAAGAAAATAAGACAGTAAATCAAGCAATTTATGGTGAAATACGAAATCTAATGGATACAGGAGCAAAATCATTTAGAATGCAACAAGAGAGAATGGAATATATAAAAAAAATGAAGGAAATGCAAGAAGCAGCTAAAAATAATAAAAATTAATTATAATTAATTATAAAATTAATTTTTATTAATGCCTAGATTATCTAAAATAGAAGGTTTTTTAGAAGACGTTTTACGCTTTAATTTAAATTGAGAATTATTTGGAATAATTTTTTGATTTAATAAAAAATCAGAATTATCTTCATACAACTCAGGGAAAACATGAGTTAATGGTTTATCAACAACTAATAACAATTGTTCATTATTAAATAATTGTCTATATTGTTGAATAGTAAGATTTCCATAATACTTATCTAATAAATAATATGGATTAGGTGCAGGTTTAATATTTTTTTCATAATTATAAATTTTACCATAAATATTATTTAATAATTGATATCTTTCAAATTTAATAGAAGAATCTATTCTTTCTTCCATTAAAAACGCTGTAGCACATTCAGGACTACAAAAACATCCATATACTTCATAAGTATTTTTCACTTCGTGTTTGGGAATAAAAATAGGTGGATTATCAAAATCATGAGAGCACCAAAAACATGCAGCTCTTTTATCAGAAATGTTATTTTTGTGTAGATTTAATTTTAAAGAAGATAGTTTTTTCCAAATTTGCTTTATAGATTGTTTTTCATCTGTATTTTCAAAATCATCATCATCGTCATCATTATCATCATTTTCTTCAGAATGATCACTTTTATCAAAAACAAATGCATTTAGTTTATTTTGAAAATCATAAGATTGAATATTATCAATATTATTTTGATAAGTGGTATTATTATTTAAATCACTTAAATAACACTTTAAATGTAAAATAATATTAGGTTCAACAAATTTCGGCGGTTCTAAATTAACAGCTGGTTGAATAATCTTACCACCTTTTGGTTTACGTCCGCGTTTTTTTGGTGCAGGTTTATCATTTGTAACAGTTTCTTGGACATCAATAACAACATTTGGTTGTTTTTTCTTTCTACCACGTTTTTTTTCCGTTGAAGTTGAAGTTGACATTACTTTATACAAATAATTCAAAATATAATTTAAATGGTTTTTAAATATATTTTTGCATAAATAATTTTTATCATCAAATAAGCAGAAATAAAGTATAGAAATACATAATTTATAAAATTTGGGGATATTAAACAGAATCTTTAATATTAAAATAATATGGTTCAATTTCTTTCCATACTTGTGCAACTTTATCTTGCATTTTAGGTGATGGCATATAAGGGTGCCATAATATTAAATTTTTATTATATGTGCGATGGATGTGTGAAAAGCTAACATATCCTACTTTCACCCCATTTTTGAGAAGTATTTTATGAATAAATAACGGATCATTTTTTATATTTTTTTCAATATCTATAGCTGAATCAAATATATATTCATTCATAATGATTTGATCATCATTTGTCATTTTTGGATGCAATTTTTTAAAATCGATCATTTGATCAAAAAAATGATGATTTTTTTCTGAATATTTCATATAAAAAAATCCAAAGCATAAAACAAATCCATATTTTTGTACAAGATGAGTTGGATGACCTAATGCAGTATGACCAATAAGATCACAATCTATATTTTTATCATTAATTAATGATATAATATTTTTAATCCAAAAACAATCAGCATCAGTATAAATAATATTTTTCTTTAATTGCTTATATAATTGATTCATAACATTTAATCTAACACACATGAATTCACCTATACCTAGTTTTTTTAAATCAAATTCATATAAAATAGATTTAATATTATTATCAATACAATATTGATGTATTTGTTTATCGAGAGATATAACTAATAAATTATCCATTTTTAAATTTTGATAAAAAAAATGAAAAAATTTAAATACAGGTAAATAAACAAAATCAATAAAAGTAACAACGACTGTATCTTCAGAAAAAGAATAATTAATATCCATTAAAATATTAATTATATAAAAATAAAAGTAGTAATCCGCATTAAATTAGAAAGGTAATGTAAAAGAATAAAAATAATCCATTAAAGTTTTTGGCAACAACATCAATTAAATTATATATAATATTTTTGGTTTTATAGTCAAACATATATGCTATACCATATATACTCCATACAGTCATATTTATCCAAAAGAAATATTTATTAACATCATTATTTCCTACAAATTCCTCATAAATAGTATAAAAACAATAGCCAAAAAACAAGAATCCTATAATTAAAGCACTAATTTTAGAAATATGCTTCAATTCACCCAATAATCCAAAAATGATCATTCCTGCATTAGCTAATAATATTTTGATAATAGCATCTTTTTTCTTATTATATACATTATTAACATTCACCTCTTCTACATCTTTGAAATTATTATAATAAAAGAACATAACAAAAGAAAATAACATAGTAGGTGTTGTAATAAACCAATCTAAATATCTTACAGGCGTGACTTCATATTTAATATTTACTAAATTTCGGATAAGCCATATGTAAAACATAAATTCAATAAACTGTACAATTGTTTCTAAAATTAATATTTCATTTAATATTATATGTTTGTCATCAATTGGTTTAAAAATAGTAAATAAACAAATTATTCCTATAATTAATTGCATTATAAGAGAAAATTTTGCTGAATCATAAATAGTATACTTCATTATATACTATTTATGTAAAAAAAAAATTTAAGAAATTCTACTAGATTTAATATCACAACAAACAACATAAATTGAATTGGCTGTAACAATAATATATTCAGTTTCTACCTTGTAAATTTTACTAATAGGACTGGTATATTCGTCTTCAGACTTAACTAATAACTTCTCCTCATTCTCTTTGACACCAATAATAACTGTTTTATCTAATGATTGGGTCCAGTAATCTAATAAAATAGGCTTATCTTCAACAACTGCTAGTTTAGATGCATGTTGTAAACACAACTGTGATGGCATTCTATAATTTGAATCTTCAGAACTCATTATATAATAATCTATTTATTTTCTTTAAATACTTATTGCGATAAAAAATATAATTAAGTATAATAATCTAGAAATAAATATAAATAAAAAGTATATGAAAAATTTTGTATTAATAAATACAGATAATTATCATGACGATTTAAAATATAGTTTAAATGAAATATTCATTAAATATATTTGTTTAATACACGAATATATAGATATTTTTAAAGAAAATATATATATTCAAAAAAATCATTATTTAAAATATATATTTATCAAAGGTATTAATAACATCAACTATATATTTTCATATTTATTATTATATACTCAGAATTTAGAATTAACAGTACATCATACTCAAAAAGCTATATTATATTATATTGAATTTATTGGACAAATTGGTGATGAAAATCACGGATTTTTAAAATTAACTTCCAAAGATGCAATTTTATTTGTTTATAAAAAAACTATTTATCAAATTAATGATGACTTCCGCATGAAATTCAATCAAAAAAAACAATCAAAAGAATTATTTAATAACGTTTCTTTATTAATTGATATTTATAACAAATCATTAAACGCATCTATTGAACAAAAAGGCTCTCTATTTACATGTGAATATATCAAAGACTTTTATAATGAAATCATTACTAAAAATTATAAATTAGTTGAAAATTTAGTACAATTTGAACATATTTGTAAAAATAATTATTTAACAATCAATCATAAATTAAAAAATATCAATCATGTTATTGATATTATAAATATTATTAATCTAGAACATATTAACAATAAATTTATTTTACTTGTTCAACATATTCTTAAAAAAAGTTTAAAAAAAGACATTAATATTGACAATTTAAAAAAAAGAATGAATGATGAAACATTCAAACAATTATTAGATCAATCATTATTAAAATCGGTTAATTATTTAATTAACTAACACTTCTATAATTTTCTTTCTTATTTTCCTTTTTCTATTTTTATTTTGAATAGGTAATTGATTCTCGTCTATAGTTGACTTTATGTCCATATATTCTACTTCCAATATATTCTTTACAAACTCGTATATTTCTGACAATATATCTTCAGTACATTTACCCACTATTAAAACGCTTCCTGTTCTAAAAATCATAAAGGATATCTCCATATAATCTTTATGTATTGGTTGTTGTCCATTTTGTTCTTTGCACGATATATCATAATAAAACTTGCACTGGATACCTGGATATGAACATGCATCATAATTACTGTTAATTCTATATTTATATTTTAAAATATCATGCAACTTATCTCTATTTATATAATATCCACAAGTAAAATTAGAATTTATCAATACTGTTTCATTAGATAAACTATATGATAAATCTTCTACACCTAAACATGGTTTTAATATATCAATCAAATTATCCAATACTTTTACTAATAACTCATCCGATTGAATTCCCGGTATTTCCAATTTTCCTGTATTAAACACTTTTACATGCATTTCTTTAAACATATCATTATCATATATTCTTAATATTAATACAAAACAATTGAAAAACGCTCTCTTTTTTTTACTCCTATAGCTTAAAATATCCTTCTTTGAAATCCCTACACTAATTTTTCTTTGATCTTTAAATTTAATTCTTCCTTCAGGATTATCTATATGTTCTATTATTTGTTCATCATAATATTTCTCTTTTGTTAATTTTTTTTCTATTTCTTCTAGTTCTGTTGGTGAAGTAGAAGAATATTTAATTTGTTTTTTTAATACACCTACTTTAGGATTTGCATATTCCAAAATTGGAATTTTCCAAAATACTTCCTTTATATTTATATCACTTATATTCAAATACGAAATCATGGTTTTTGTTGAAATATATATAGGAGAACATTTAGGATTATTTGTACATTCATGTAATTTAGTTGATGGTTCTATATTATTCAACACATCTATATCTCCTCCTTGTAAAAATGTCTCCCAATCGTCTTCTATATTATTTAAGTCTAAATCCATTTAAATAAATATAATGCCTTCTTTTTATATTATTCTTTAAATTGTTTTTTTACTTCAATTATTTTCTTTATTTATAATAAATAAATGCCCGGCTTGATGCATGAAAGATCAATTCCTATTCAAATTAAAAAAACTTCTTCTTCTGAAAAAGTTAACGAATTAAGTTTAAATACTAGCTTTTTTGACCCATCTAAGATGTCACCACCAAATAATTTTATGGAAAAATTACAACTCAGAATGGACAATTATTATTCGCCTACTGAAAAAAAATCCTTTAAGTTTAAGACGGTCAAGCCTATCAAATAATCTATTTTTAAGTCTTGTACATGTAATATATGCTCACAAAAATTCAAAAAATCTTCTGATATCATTTCTGAATTATTTCTTATAATATAATTTAAATAATTTTTAATTATATTTTTCTTCTCGATATTAAATTCATAACTTATTAATGATATTTCATCATGTACTTTTTTTAATTTATCACTCTTTATTATATTTGTTAATTCATCCCATTTTGCATTTTCTATTAATTTTATTTCTAATTTATTATTTTGATTGGATTGCATATAATTTATCATACTTCTTATATCTGAATTAAACTGCTTTTGAATTGCACCCAAATTATTTTTTGAAAAATTCAAATTTTCACTTTTATTTATATTATCTAAAAAATTTATTATTTCTTTCTCCGGTAGTTGATTAAAACGCAATCTTACAAATTCATTTTGTAATGCTTCATCTATTCTACTTATATAATTACATATTAAACAAAATCTTACATTCGAATTATATGCTTGCAACAAATATCTTAATGCCATTTGAGCATTTTTTGTCATATAATCTACTTCATCTAATATTACAAACTTCATTTCATTATCAAATAAATTCTTTGAACTTACAAAACTATTTATTTGATTTCTTATTATATCAATTCCTCTCTCATCTGATGCATTCAAATGTATACAGGAATTTGTATATTCTTTCCCATGATACTTTTTTATCAAATTTATTATACTTGTCGTTTTTCCTGTACCAGGAGGACCATAAAATAATAAATTTGGAAAATATTTCTCTTTTATTATATTATTTAACAATTCTTTATTTATAGGATCTAGTACTATTTCTTCAAATTTAGTTGGTCTATATTTCTCTACCCAAGGTGTATAATCATTCATATATACCTTTTAATTTATTATTTAAATAAAATTGATTACAAATATTTAATTAAAAACATCTATATATATAATATTACATGAATTCATTAAATCTCATTATTGGTCCTATGTATGCTGGTAAAACCAGTCATCTTATTAATAAATATAAACGAACTACATCTAAAAATTTGAAATGTGTCATCATTAAACATTCTTCTGATGATCGATATAATCAAGATAAAATTTGTACTCATGACCAAACTGAATTAGATTGTTATAAATTTAAGTATATTAGTGAAATTATCAAGCAGTTAAAATCTGACACAGAATTTAATAAAAATGAAGTTCTATTTATTGATGAATCTCAATTCTTTCATGATTTACATTTGGTTACAGATATTGTTGAAAAATACAATAAAACTGTTTATGTTTATGGTTTAAATGGTGATTTTAAAAGACAACTTTTTGGCAAAATTCACGAGCTTATTCCCTTTTGCGATACTATTACAAAGCTCCATGGGAAATGTCAATTTTGTCAAAATGATTCTTTATTTAGTCATCGAATTACACAAAACTCGAATCAAGTTCTTATAGGATCTGTATCTGATTATGTCCCATTATGTCGAGCTTGTTATAATAAAAATAATAAATAAATATATATATGAACGTACTTGTTTTATTTTTAATTTTAACACTATTTGATATACTTGCCGAATATTTTTTACAAAAAGGGGCTTTATCTAAACATGGGTTTAAAGATCTTAATTACATTTTGGGTATTTTCTTTATTATTGTTGCATTCTCTATTTATTTTTATATTTTAAGAGCTGGTCATCATATTGGTGTATCACATGCATTACATCATGGATTAAGTATTGCAATTATAGCCATTTTATCATCTTTATTTTTTGAAAATAAATTTACATATTTGGAAATTTTTGCAATAATCTGTATTATTTTGGGTATTACTATATTAAGTTTTGGTGAATCACATTCACTAGGTAAACATAAACATTAATGTATATTAATTTAAATACTATTTATTAATTAAATTAATGTTAATTAACTATTTTATTAAAGATAAAATAGAGTTTCGTGAAATAGAAAATTATAGTAATATTGGTTTATTAATATTTTCTATTGCTGTAGTTGCTAATGATGTATTTAATTATGATTATAATTTTTGTACACATTCATTAACTTTATATGCATTTTGTGATTTGTTATTTACGCCATTCAATAAATTAGATATGATTTTTCATCATATATTATGTTTATCATTTTGGTATTATATATTTTTTTATAATGTTGATCTTTACACCAATTATTTTTCTACAAAAATGATGTTTAGAACTGAAATAAGTAGTATATTTTTATCTTTATCATCATTAATTAATAATACAAATATTATTCCACATTCATTTGGTATAAAAAATATAGTAATTGCAATAATTTATTCTTTATTTATTATTACTTTTTTTAAATATCGCATTTATGATTTTTACAATTATGTTATTAATTTTCCTTTATTTTATGATTGTCTTGCATTAGATAATTCGAAAAATTTACAAATATGTGACTCTATAAATTGTAATTTATATTTATGTCAAAATAATACATTAAATGGTGTAAATATAATACAAACTATTTATCATTATACAGTTACTTCATTATTATTTGTATTAAATCTTTATTGGTTAACCATAATGGTAAAAATTCTTTTTAAAAGATTAAGAGGGTTATTTACTTTTATAACTGCAGAATATTATTTGCAATATTCATATTTTATTTGTTTATTTACAACTATTGCTGGATATACTATTTATGCTTCTGAGTTTCAAAAATTATATTATAATACATTTATTATTATTGATGTCACTATTAATTTATTATTAAGTATAACTAGTTATAATTTTCACAATTATTTATATAAAAATTTAAGTAAAAAATATAATTTTAATCTGATTAATTATGAATATTTCAAGTTTTTATTTCTTGATTTAATTGCTATTCAATTACGAGCGGTTTCTCAAGTATATGTTCATTTAAATATGCATAATATGTTTGATAAATATTATTATTTATTTCATATTTCTTGTACATTTTCAATTTTAATTTTAACATATATCGCATATATTTTTTATAATGTATACAATTCAAAATTATATGTTACATATGAAGATATGTATAGTAGAGAATTAAGTGTTCCTTTATTAAAGCAATTAGATAGTTTATATGGAGTAAATCCATTTTTATGTATATTGTTGTCAACAATTGGTGTCTTTTATTCTCATTATGCAACCCAAACTTATTTAATATCTATAATTTTAGCTTATATTGTTTTTATGAGGCCTTTTTATGAGTTAAATCATTTATTTGTTCATATAGGTATGTCTATAGTTAATTATTGTTTAGTATTGAATAATGTAAGTGAAAATATTAAAGAAAAATAATTAAATTTCTATTACATGATGTAAATAGATATTTAATAGATATTATTTGATATATTTATTTTGTTCTTTTATTTGTGTATTTAAATATGTAGCATTACATATTCCTTTTAATATTTTATTTTGTTCCTTGGGGTCTCGATCAGATAATTGTAGAGCTTGACCGACAAGCGATGTCATAAGAATTTGTAAATGATCTTTAGTTTCCCAACCATCATTAGCATCTTGCCATTTGCTTATGTTGGCTCTTTGTTTAACAGCTAACTTTGAAACACCTGTTTTAATAATTTGTTGATTATCATCTCTCTCCCAAACATCATTATCTTTTACATACATTACCTTGCGTTTTGGATCTGTACAGTGGATCGGACGTTTATATATATCCATAGTATTTAATCCTGTTACAAACATATGTGTTAGGCTATGTGTTAAACCATTTACACGTGTATCATCTAATACTTCGGCAGTTATTGGTAATGAATCTATAAAATCAGTTAAATTCATAGCATCTTTACATTTTTCGTTTAGAAACATCGAGATATTAAATTGATTATTATTTATTGTATTATGGCTATTTGTAGTAATATTATTGCCTTGAATATGTGGTACAATTTCCAATAAAGATTTCTGCAATTCTTGGTTTTGACTTATCAAGGTCTTTATTATATCTTTTACTTCACCATTTATCTCTTCATTATCTTTTTTACTAGTTAATGTAGAGCAATATTTGCCATAATTGGTCAACTCTTGGTCTTCATCTTCAAGGCATATTTTTTTGTGTTTAAATAATCCTTGACGATATTTAAATATTCTACCGCAAATACATGCATAACCTTCGTTCATGTTATTATCTGTATTATGTAGGGACTTTATTGTAGTATCAGTTTTGTCCTCTTTTTTGACCTTGGTTTCTACATTATTCATTTGGGGACTTTTTGAGTAAATTGGGGATTTTCTCCCCATTTTCGTCATCCAAGCGTCATCCTTGGTATGTTTTCTAGTAGACAAATGTTTACTGAAGTCTTTTTTGTTCCTACATCCATAGTTGCATTTTTCACAGAAAAATTTCATGGGGATTTTTGGGGACTTTTTGTCATCCAGCGTCATCCTATGTCTTAGTATGAGAAAATGATCCTAAATGATTTATCAAAATACTTTAAAATTTATCGTCACATTTTTTTGCATAAAAATTTCTGTGTTGTGACGATCATCGTCACAAACCTTCAAAAATAGGTGTTTTTTTCACGTTTTCCAAACTTTATTCCATATTTGAAAAATGGACATAAAAAAGGCATGTCCAAAATTGAAAAGTCAAAAAAACTTTTGAAATGAAAAAAACACCCCTCTACTTTGACAACCTAGGAGCACTTTTCTATACTAGTTGAACTAGCGCTACCTTCAATTATGTAGTATATCCCTTCATTATCTAGGTATGTATTCTATAGAAATCTATAGCAGTTGCCTAGAGATGTAGGTAAACATCCCCCCGATAAGCGAAATCGATGCATCGACCTATGCATTTGGCCAAATCGGAGGATGTATAGTACCTTTTTTTCAGTTAATATTTTTCTTTAAGTTACTTTAAAATATATATTATTCAATAACTTAAATAGATTTATTTTCTCTCAAAATCTCTCGTTTAATCTTTTTTTAATTCTCATATCAATATTTAGAAAATTCTAATATTATTTCTATATTTCAAGGATATCATATAAAGATGGGAAAACGAATTCAACGAGAGAAATGGAGAGATTTAATTGAATAAAATATTTAAACATTCATTTATTATTATTTTAATGCATGATTCAGAAAAAATACCTATGAACGTCGCATTAACTAGTTCTACTATATCAGGTATTTTACATATTTTAATCGGATATCCATTTGACACTATCAAAACATTACAACAAAGCACAACTAAAATTAATATACAACAATTACCATATCAACGACTCTTTCAAGGACTCAAATACCCTTTAATTCAAAATACATTCATCAATTCTATTTGTTTTAGTTTAAATAATTATTTTTTGAATACTATTCATAATAGTAATGTAAGTAATTTATGTACTGCAGTTACTAGCACTATTATTTTAACACCTCTTGATAAATATAAAATCATGTCTCAATTTAATATTAAACATAATATTTCTATTAAAAATATAATCAAGTCATATAAACATTTCCATATTGTATGTGCATCTGAAATTCCATCTACATTTTTATATTTTTCTGTTTATCAAAAACTTAAAACAAAACAATTACCTATATTCTTATGTGGAGCTCTTGCTGGTGTAAGCTCATGTGCATTAACATATCCATTAGATACTATAAAAACACGTCTTCAAAATAATTCTTGTAAAACCATTACACAAGCATTTTGCAAAGGAACGTTATATAATGGAATTGTTGTTTGTATATTAAGATCATTTTTAGTTAATGGAGTAAATTTTTATTGTTATGAAAAAATATCAGAACTAATTATGAATATTGATTATTAATAATAATTTTACTATTATAATCAATCATTTCTCTCATTATTCTTTTTTATATAATCATATCTCATTTTATCACACACACCACAGTGATCTTCATTTGTCATATCTACCTTGATACTATTTTTTTTATCGCAATTATGTAATGTCCATCTACCTAATATAGGGGGTTGTACAGGCTTTCTATCTACATGTATCAAAATAGTTCTCATAAAGTGTTTTAACGTTTCTAATCTAGTAAACATAATATATATAAATAAAAGAATCTATTTATATGATTTATTTTTATTTTCTCTCAAAATCTCTCGTTTAATCTTTTTTTAATTCTCATATCAGTATGTTGAAAAGTATATATTAAAATCATAAAACCATGAATCTCATATAAGAATAGAAAAACGAATTCAACGAGAGAAATTGAGAGATTAATTCATAATTAATTTTAAAATACAAGGGTCATATTTATTATTTATTTTCTCTCTGAATCTCTCGTTTAATCTTTTTTAAATTCTCATATCTATATCTTGAAAAGTCTATATTCATTTCTATATTTCAAGGATATCATATAAAGATGGGAAAACGAATTCAACGAGAGAAATTGAGAGATTTAATTTTAATTATACAAAATAGATATTTAAACATTTATAAATATTATTATTATTATGAAGTTTCAAGATATACATAAGTTTTCAAATATATATTTATATGCAGGAGATGGAGTTGAACAACGAAACAAAGATATTCCATTTATAGGATTATCTCTCTATAAATCTGATCATTTTAATATTCAACATGATATTACAAAACCTATTCAACTACCTGACAATTGTGTCGATATTTTTCAATCAGAAGATGTTATGGAACATATCGAATACAAATATTTATTAGACATATTTAACGAAATATATCGTATCTTAAAACCAGGAGGATTATTTAGATTCTCTGTACCCGATTTCAATTCACCTATTATATTTAGTAGGTGTGTAAAAGATGCTTCTGATAATATTATATATGATACCAAAGGAGGTGGAAGATACGACGAAACATTAAAAAAAGTAGTAGATGGTGGACATGTTTGGTTTCCTACCTACAACTTAGTAAATGAATTATTTCAAAAATCCAAATTTACAGATATACAATTTATGCATTATTTTAAAAATAAAAAAGACTGGATTGTAAAAAAAATAGATTATACAAAAGGATATATATCTAGAACACCGGATCACGACCCAAGAGTCAAAACAACCGGAATGCCTCTTTCGTTAGTAGTAGATGTTTATAAATAATTATACAAAATTATTATTTCATGTATAATTATTCAAAATCTAATTCATCGTCATAATCTATAGCATTACCATCATCATTATCCATCATATCATCATCATCCGCAAAATGTCCCATATCATATTCTTCTCTTTCAATTTCATGAGAAATACGTTGTTGCTCTATATGATCATCCATTAATATATCCCTATTCATATTAAATGTCTCTCTATCTACTCTCTCTTGTAATTGTCTTTCTCTCAATTCATCAGCCTCCATTTCTGCAATTTCTTCATCAAAAGTCTTTTGAACATATTCAGTTAATCCCTTTTGCTGACCTTTGTCCCAACGCTCTAGTCTATGATCTTTGAATAAGTTTTCAACTTCTCTTTCTTCAGGAGACAAATCACGCAATTTAGTTGTAATTTTGTCTTTTTCCTTATCCTTTAATCGTGTAATTTTTTCTTTAATAATATCACTATTAACATCAATAACCTTTTTATCACCACTCAAAATCGTACAATAATTGATAATCATTTTTGCCAATTTCTCTCTAATAGTTAATTGCTCACCACGTATAATTTCTAATTCAGTAATTTGACCAGTATTCTCTTGTTCTAATAATAAATCTGTAGTGATTTCTTCTAACTGTGGTATAGGAGTTTGAACAGATTCATATAAAGTAATATCTTCACTTAATACAGTCAATTCTTTGATAAATGTTAAGAAAAAGAAATAAAATAACAAAGAACTCGTCTTATTATCGAAAATAGTATTTAATGATTCTCCATCCATTTGTACAATAGTTGAGTAAAAATGAATATTTTCAACCAAAGTATATATATCCTTCATTTTTTGTATATAAGTTTTCAAAAAAGGTCTCAAAGAAACATCTGAAAAGAAAGCCTTTAATAATTCATAATGTTTTTCAATAACACTTTTGATTAATAAATTATGTTTATCAGATAAATTCCAGTGCTTTGGTATTTTAATAGAACTATAATCAACACTATTTAAAATTATAGATGGAAATACAAAACCTATATTAAATATACTATTTTTTATATAATTAATTACCTTATATAATGTTTCATCTTCAATATTTATAATATATTCATTTCCATTTTGTTTAAACTCCATAATAGTATCAATAAATGATAATGTATTTGAAGTACTACTACTATGTTTGTTCAAAAAATCAATAATTTCAACCTTTATTTTCTCAATATTTGTACCCAAATAATTTCTCAAAGTTCTAATGTTAGAATCACCCTTTTCAATAACCAAATCATATGTATCTAACACATTCCCCATATTTATTAAAAATTCAGACTCAAATACAGTATTTCCAGTTTCAATTAAATGATTTAAAATATCTCTCACTTTCTGTATATTTGATATTTCTCCAGCATCCAAATTTAATGGAATAATATTGTTTTTATTAACAATTTCCATTAACTGATTAAATGACTCAAGTGTATAATTTTTACCCTCGGATTTTAAACTCTCTATTTTTGCCTCTATTTCATCATCTTTATTATATAACGATGGCTTATCTAAACATATTTTTAATAGCGAATTTGGTATAGAAATTTCATTACCAAAATTACAATATTCAATAAATGCTCTATATATAGTATTTTCTGAAAACTCTTGACTCAATACAGGAAACTTCAACTTGGTATCTTTGTTATCTAACAAAATAGTTGGCTCTGTCATATTTACTATATCAAAGTTTACATCAGATAAATACACAACTATGTCATTATAATTCTTTATATTGGGATCCTTCTTTATAAAATACAAAACAGTTTCATATACATCTCTAGAATTACAACAAGCATTTTGCAAAAATGGTACCAAATTATTATTTGTTAATATAGGAGTCTCTTTTTCCACAATCTTTTGTATTGATTGAATGATTGCTAATGAATAATATATAATTTTTGATCTGACTGCATTTATTTGCTCTATTTGTTGTTTCGAATTTTTTCTAATATTTTCCTTTAATGAATCTAAATAAGGTTTAGATAATGGTTGTGGTGCCTTATTTGTTATAGCTTGTAATGGTGGTAAGAAATTAAGCCATTTTTTAATATCTAACTCAATAGGAATAAAATCATCTTCATTTTGCATTAAATAATTTCTTTTTTGATCAATCAATTGCGTAATATCCCCATTTTTTAATACTACTGCATCTATAAATTTCTTTATATTCGTATTTATTGTAGGCTCTTTCATACCATAAATCGTATTCCATGGAATTACTGATTTTTGCTTTAATTGCACAATTATACAGGCAATATAATTAATATTTGACAAATCTTCATCACCTTTTACAGGATACCCTATTAATGATTTTTTACATTTTGGATAAGTTTTTTTACTAGTAAATGATGGTATATTAGCAGAAATATATGTTATCATGTATGCTAATAAAATAAACAACAAGGATTGATAATATACAGTTTCATATGGTGGAAGTGGTTTTTTACCGGAATCCACACGTTCTTCTTCTTCTCTCTCATGATTTTCTTTTGTATCCATAATGGATTCATGACTAGTTAATGTATGATTAATAATATCATCTTTAATACTGTCAATATTAATACCTAATAGTCCTGATAAAGTTGTCAAAATATTTGAAGACAATTTAGCAAGAGGATTAGAATACTTAATAGCTGATTTATCAGCAATTTGCAGTAATGAATCACCAGCATCCATTTCTAGAATTTCTCTCGATTGTACCTTTCTGCCTCCTTCATCATATCCTTCATCACTTTCAGCAGCTATTTGTCTTATAGTCCATCCACTATATTCATCAACCCATTTGTCACCATCATCACTTTTCTTACCCCTTTGATTACATATAATTTCCATAATAGAAAAATAATCACCCCTTTCAACAAAAGCTGCAGCTAATTCAAATACAAATGTAGGAAGTAATTTAATATCAGTTTCAATACAATAATACCACCAAGGATCTTCATCATTTAATTGATTATAATCTCTTAAAAACTTACTTTTAAATAATACGATATCATTTTGTTTTTTAACGAAATCAGATTGTCCTAGAATCAAATTCAATAATTTGGCTTTAGGTGAAGTAATAACATCACGCTCTTCCTCACCCATACCCAAAGCAAATTTATCATAATCATTTTTATTATCTAAATACCTTTTTAATAATTTAAGTGGATATATAACAGATGCTTGATACTTAAATAACTGATTTAATTCCTTTGATAATTGTTTTTTTGTTTTGTCATAAGAACTATCAAACTCGTCATACATTTCTTTAATAATATTTTGTTTAATAAGATCTTCACCTAATTCAGTAGTAGCACAAGTGGTAACATTATTTGTTAATTCATTACCCTTTTTATCCTTAAAAAACTGATTAATACTAATACATTTATCTTGTGTATTACAAAATAAATTAGAGGTATCATAAAACGTATTTTCAGGAATAGTCTCATCTCTAGCCCATTTATTATCAGTACGTTTGTAATAATAATATTTAATTTCATCACCATCTTCTAATATTAAAACAGCATAATCATCCTCTTTAACAGGTTTTTTACCCATAATCATAGTAGATGCTTCTTCATATGCTTGACTTTTTGCGACACCAACATCAGAAACCAATTTATCTTTAATAAATTTTTTAAATTCCTTTTCATTCATCGAAGCCTTTTCATTTTTAAATTCATTAATATAACTATAAAATGTAGTGTCAAATTTTTTATCATAAAATATATCAATATTATCATCACCTTTTAAATCCTCAATATCTATATATTCCTTAGCTAATGTAAATTGTGCACAATCATTTTCCTTGTCTTCTTTGGCAAGTTGTTTATCGAAATCAGCCTTTTTCTCGTCTAATAAATCATCGAAATTAAAAGGTGTTTGTAACGATCTATTTAAAATAGCAACAGAAGTATTGTAAAATTGAAAGTAATCAAGATTCATCATAATTTTAATAATTTCGGAATCAGATAGGGTAGGAGAATTATCATCAATAGCCTTGTAATTTTTACTTCGCATACCATATTTTTCTAAAATAAGATCACCTAGATCTTTTTCTCCTAATAAAGATTGATATAAATTTGAATTAATATGATCAATTCTCGTTTTAAATTTATCGAGTCCATTAAATAATTCTTTATTTTCAGCATATTTTTTTTTATATAATAAAACCTTTTCTTGAATAAATGTAACTATTTCTTCATATTGTTTAAATGAAATATCATCCATATTAATGTAAAAAGGTTCCAAATATTTGACTACTTCATATAAAGAAAGTTTTCCATTAATGTATTTTTTAATCAAATTAAATAATATTCTAGTTTTTGGAATAATAGAATTTAAATATTTCTTGAATTTATCATCAGTATCAATAGACTCATCAAGTAAATATTGATTAGTCATTTTAAGAAAATTTTCTTCATCATATGCAATTGGCGAATCCAAATCATTAATAATTTGTGTATTAATATTAAGATTTTTTCTAAAAAATTGCCAATAATTAAAGAAATTGCGATTCAAATTGGTCTGATCTAATATAGTAGTCTTTGGAAGATGAATTTGTGAAAAAGTAACAATAGGTTCAGGTAAAATTAATAATGAACTAATTTGCATTTCATCGTTTGATGTTAAAGGAACTCTTTCAGTAATCATTTTAGAAGAAGTAAGTGTAGTTGCATTTAATTTCTTAAGACCAAGATTATATCTTTGAATAATAAATTTGCGCCTTTTAATAGAATCATTTTTAGATATATAGGAAAATAGATCACCAAGAGTATCAATAAGTCCAGTTAAATTTTGATTAACACTACTAGATAAAAGAATATTATCGTCATACGTACTATCAAATGGTGTAAAATAAGGTTGTAACTGATTCATATATGTAGAATAAGACGTGGTGTTTGAAACATAATCCTCACGTACATTAAATTGTTGAATTAATGATTCGGCAAGAGTAAAATCAACCAAACTAGGATAATCAGTAATATCACCTGGTAATTCAGTATCATATACCTTCTTTTTATTTTTAACAATAGGTAATAACCAATAAATCTTAAAATTTAAATTATTAATATAATCAATAATAGGTTTATAATTAGCACCTTTTAATGCAGGTTTGTTAGCATTTCCGTTTTTATCAAAATCAGAGAATTTCTCTCTTAATTGTACAAATCGTTCAATCGTTTGATGGATAGTATTTAAAACATTACGTGTTCTATCTTTATTAGGAACAGTAGCTAAAAGTTCATCTAATAAATCCTGGGTTTGAGCTTCAAGACTATATCTTTTTTCAGCGTCAGGAATTTCCTCTAATTGAGCAATTGTACCCAAATCAGCACCAAAAGTAATTTGATCAGCATCTAATAAAATATCTTTTATTTGATTTTTAATTTCTTTAGCCGAAACAGTAAGAATGGGTTCAATAACTTCTTCCTCGGGAAGTACAGATTCTTGTGGAGCTTCTAATATATCATCACTAATTTCTTTCTCTTCCTTTGTTTCTTCTTTCTCAATATCGGAAGGAGGAGGTCTAACAACAATTTTTTCAATAGGAATATCTTCAGGAATACCTTTATATCCAAAATCAATATAAATTAAATCACCATCAACTGTTTTAACCTCAATCATATCTTCTTCTAAATTAGAAATTTGTCCTACAATAGTAGTAGGATAATCGCCACCAAAAAAGATATTAATCCAAGTATCAGGAAGTAAATTATTTAATTTAGCATAACCTCGAGTATCAGGTCTATTAATGATTTTAATAGCAGTAATACTTTCATCAGTTAATTGATTATCTTCAATATTTAAAATAACTTCTTGATCAGATTCATTACTGACCAATTTCATTTTATTTTGATCAAAATAGTTAATTAAATAATATTTATTATTAATTTCATCATTATTTGGAGCATCTATTTGAATAATATCACCTAATTGTAAATAAATATTAGTACTTTCCATTACTTTATATTTATAGTAGATATTAATATTAAAAACGAAAAAAATAGATTATAAAAAAAAATTGATTATTAAATAATATTAAAGAATAAATAACATATATTCCATAATGAGCTCCATGTATGATTTAAACAACATTTCAGGATTTAATGAATTGCCATCATTAGCCAATAATAGTGATAAATTTAAGGAAAAGGCAAATTCTCTAAAATTAAAATGTAATATTTGGAAGGAAGCAGATAAAAATTACTATATTTTAAAATATGATAAAACTGTGTTATGTCATGACAATTATTTAAAAAACGGACTAGTAAGATCAGTAATAATGGATACAGATGGAAATATTAAATGTTTTGCTCCACCTAAATCTTTAAATAATTTTAAAGTAGAAGAAGGAGAAGAATATGTTAGTGAAAAATTTGTAGAAGGTACTATGATAAATGTATTCTATGATGGTGAATGGAAAATAGCAACAAGAAGTAGTATTGGTGGAAATTTGACTTTCTTTATGGAAGAAGGATTCAAAGAATCAGAAACATTTTCAAGTATGTTTTATGATATTTGTAGTGAGTTGGAATTTTCATTATCAAGTTTGAATGAAAAATATGTGTATAGTTTTGTAATGCAACATCCAAAGAATAGAATAGTAAAACCAATTACAAAGAAGAGATTGTATTTGGTAGAAATATTTGAAATAAATGGATTGCAGATAACAGTTTGTAAAAAAGAGAACTTAAAGGAGACTTTTGGAGTAAGTGATAAAATAAAAATACCAAAGTCAATTCCATTTAATAGTGAAGCACAATTAGTTGATTTGAAGGAAACTACAGCAAGTATGAATACACCATATGATTGTATGGGTGCAGTAATAAAAGATAAAAATAATGTAAGATATAAATTAAGAAACCCAAATTATGAAAATGTGCGTCATTTACGTGGAAATCAACCGAAATTACAATATCAATATTTAGAATTAAGAAAGAGTGGAAAATTAAAGGAATATTTACAATATTATAAAGAACATAGAAAGTTGTTTGAAAAATTCAGAGATATAATACACGAATATACTGAAGCATTATATAGTAATTATGTAAGTTGCTATATTAAAAAGGAAGCTGAATTGAAGACCTATCCAAATAAATATAGAACTCATATGTATAAATTACATCATGAAATATATTTGCCTAGTATAGCTGAAAAAAAAACTGCTATTACAAAGCAAGTAGTAATAAATTATATAAATGAATTACAATCAGCACATCAAATGTATGTGTTGAATTTTGATTTAAGAAATAATATCAAAGATTTAAAAATAAGTGATGAAAAAATTGAAAATAATAAAGAACGTTATTCAACTCAAGATGGAATTCCTGCACCTGGTCGACTATAATAAAAAATTAATAAAATATAAAATTTTAATATTTAATAATTTTTAAAATATTAAAATTTATGGTTGAAAATTATTTTGAATAGTTGTAAAAACTTGAATACTTTTTTTTGCAGATTCAATCAACATATTATTTATATTAGATTGATCCGAAACAGCTGATACAAAAGCCATACGAATAATCCCCTCAGAAATATGAGGATGAGGAACTTTGAAACCAACAAATGATAATGAATTGTCACCTTTAAAATAGTCTTCATAAAGGAAGTATTCTAAAGCATATCCTAATGTATAATCTTCATCCTTAATAGTAATAATAAATTCATTTGTATTAATAGAATTTTCGTTCTTTTTAATAGAAACGTTTTCTGATTTTTCGATATTTTTAATAAATAACTTGCATTTATTAATAAATATATCACATGCTTTATAAAGAATTTCAAAATTTGAAAATACTCCAACAGACTCTATAGTAAAATCGAAACTGTCAGGTACAAATATTCTTTTGCCTTCTAGTAAATACCAATTCTTTTTCTCTTTTTCAATTTCTTCTTCAGATAGAGAAGCCTTTAATTCCCGTTCCTTATCGTTCCATACATCATTTGCTTTAACAAGATCCATAGTATTTCCATAAGCACATGTAGAAACAACATTATACATACCATCTTCTTTAGCAGTTCCAATATCAAATGTACCTTGTAAAACTAATTCTTCACCATTAATATCTTCTGATAATTTAGGTCTTAAACGAGTAATAGGAATATAATCACCAGTAATGGTGTCAGGTGGGAAAATAGTCTGTACTTGTTGTTCAGATAAATAATTACCAGTAGAAATGTTTTTAATTTTGAAGTCTTTAGTAGTACAAACAATCATATTGTCAGTATTATTTTTGACATCTAACTCAACAATATAATCCTTGTATGGAAAATCAGTATCCGTAATATGAATAGGGATACATCCAATACGTTGTTTAATGATTTCATTATTTAATCGAGAAGTATTAGCAACAATATTAACAGAAGATTCAGAATAAGGAAAAGTTCTAAAAACAAGTGTAGGAATATCAGATAAACAAACACGTCGTAGTGAATTAGCTAAACTGTGATTAATATTACTAAGAGTAAATTTAAGTATATTATTTTCTTCAGAAGTAATTTTGACAATAGGTTCCATCATATCTATTTTTATATAATATATTAATTTTATATTATATCAATTTTTAAATAAATTAATAAAAAATGAGTTTAAATTGAAATTATTAAATTAAATATAATATTATGAGTTATATTTTATACTATAGTAATTATTGTGATAAATGTAAAGGGTTATTAAGAAGTATTTCCAAAAGCAAAATAAAGGAAGAAATACATTTTATTAATATAGATAAACGTTTTCAAGATCCACATACTAAAGGGATCTATGTAGTTTTAGAAAATAGTCAAAAAATAGTTTTACCGCCTCAAGTAACAAAAGTGCCTGCATTATTATTATTAAAAGAGGGTAATAATGTAATATTTGGAAATGAAATAACAAATAAAATAGCGCCTTCTCAAGAATTTTATGAAGCAAAGGCAACAAATTTTAATGGTGAACCGATGGCTTTTTCAATAGGAAATGATAATATAGGAGGTTTTGGTGTTGCATCAGATTCATTTAGTTATTGGGATCAAGGATCAGAAGAATTGATGGCACAAGGAAATGGAGGATTACGACAAATGTATAATTATGCAGCTGTAAATCAAAATGTAACCATAAACACACCCCCTGATACATGGTCACCGGATAAAGTAGGTGAAGATGCATTACAACAAATGGAGTCGGAGAGAAATGAAGATTTAAGAAGACAATTAAATAAATAAGAAATATATTTAAAAAATAAATTTTGATATATATCATAATGGCTGACAAATCCTTGATCCAAAAAGGTTTTAATAATCAATTTGAAGAGTTTGTAAATGATGTAAGTACATTATTTCCTGAGAATAAAGATGTGAAATCAGCAAAAACAGCTTTAGGACTTTTAAGAAAAGGAAATCCAAAGATGTTAATAACACTATGGTATCAATTTATTTGTGTTAAATATGAAGATCAAATAAATGATGGAAATTTAGAATATTTTTTTAATAAAGATTATTCAGAAGATTTAAAAATGGGTCAAGATTCAAATGCCAAAGTATTAGAGGCAATAGATAAATTGCGGGCACCATTAAAGGAGTTGGAAAACGAAAACAAGGATAAATGTATCCAATATTTAAAGAATTTGAATCAATTATCAAAAATATATATAAACTAGTTTGATTTAAACAAAAAATAATAAGTAATTACATAAATGTCTAAATCAAACATTACTGAGGAGGAAAAAAAAGGAGTCCCTGAAGAATTTGGAAAAGTGGTTTATGACTTTGTAAATGACATATTATACACCTTTCCTGAATTTAAAGAAAATTTAAATGAAACCTTAATGGAAATAAAAGAAGGAAATCAAGAAAATATAATAAAAATAATAGATTTTATAAAAATAGTATATCCTGAGAGATTTTTCGATATTTTATATAAAAATGAAGATATATTCCAAAATGAAGAAATAAATACAGAATTTTTACCAGGAATAGATTTTAAAATAATTTGGAAATCAGATATATCCGAAAAAACAAAAGAAACCATTTGGAAATATTTACAAATAATATTATTTACAATTATTGGCAGTATAAATGATCAAGATAATTTTAAAGATACTGCAAAATTATTTGAAGCCATAAACGAAGACGAACTAAAAGGTAAATTAGAAGAAACATTAAATAATTTAAATAATGTATTTGAAACTGATAGTGTAACAGATATATCAGGTGTAGATTATTTACCAAATCCTGAGCAAATTCAAGATCATATAACAGGATTATTAGACGGTAAATTAGGAAAGTTAGCTAAAGAAATAGCAGAAGAAACCGCAAATGAATTAAATATGGACGCGGAAAACGCAACATCTATGAATGATGTATTTCAAAAATTATTTAAAAATCCTGGAAAATTAATGGGATTGGTAAAAAATGTAGGAAATAAATTAGATGATAGATTAAAGAATGGTGATATTAACGAGACGGAATTAATGCAAGAAGCTTCAGAATTATTATCAAGAATGAAAGATATGCCAGGAATGGGAAATATTCAAAGCATGTTGAGTCAAATGGGAATGGGTGGATTAGGAGGGAAAGTAAATATGGGTGCTATGCAAAACGCATTAAATCAAAACTTGAAAAGAGCACAAATGAAAGAAAGAGTAAAAAAGAATAGCGAGAAGAAGAAACAAGAAATGATGTTACAACAACAACAACAGTTAGCACATATGAATACACCACCTTTAACTAATGAACAAATAGAAGAATTAGTATTTCAAATTGAAGGAAATGTAGCAGAAAAAACTCCAAGAACTACAAATAATGAAGGAAATAATAAAAAGAAAAAGAAGAAGAAGGGTAAAAAATAAATAATTAAGAATATATATATAAATGACAACTAAAATTTGGTTAGATGATCCACTTGTATTATTTAAAAAAGGAGAAATAAATCAAGTATGGCCTACACAAAATATGGATAAAAATCAAAAAGTAAATGCAATTACAAGATTAGTTATCATATTATCAATTTTAGGATATTTAATAACTAATTCTTTTAATTTCTTTTTTACAGGTTTTTTAACTTTAGGTGTTATAATACTATTATATTATGCACCACAAATAAAAAAAGAAGAGGAAGAAGTAGAAGCAGCAAAAAAAGAAGGATTCACCAATCCAAAACTATATGAAACCTTAAAAAGCAATTTTACAAATCCATCGGAAAAAAATCCATTAATGAATGTTTTATTACCGGAAATACAATATGATCCAAAAAGAAAAGGTGCAGCTCCAGCCTATAATCGCGCTGTAGAAAAAAAGATAAACGATAAAACAGAAGATTTTGTAATAGATGACAAATTTAATGGAGATCCTAAGATAAAAAAGAAGCTATTTTCTACTTTAGGAGATAATTTTGAATTTGAAGACTTTGCACAACGAAACTTTTATGCTACACCAAATACAACTATTCCAAATGATCAAACAGGGTTTGCTGAATTTTGTTATGGATCTATGATATCTGCTAAGGAAGGAAATGAATTTGCATTAATAAGAGATAATCCAAGAATAGGATCAATTCAAGGACAAGGATAAATAATAACATTAATTAAAAAATATAATTTAGAAAATTATATTTTTTAATATATATATAAATGGCATTTACAAGAGATTTTACATTTGATAAATTATCTAGAATCGGAGATGATAGTTGTGATTTAAGTCAAAGAAACGTTCAAAATCTTAATCAAGCTAATTATATGCTTACTAATTTCTTCTCTCAAGATTGTGGTATGAAAAGACCTATTGAATTTGCTACCACTCAACCAAATATTTTTTACAACGGTGGTAACCAAGTAGGTGCTGGTGGATGTAATATTGATATTAATTCTGATCTACTTATTGGAACTATTAACACTCATCCTAAGTGCAGAATTAGTTTATATGAACGTCCATTTAAAACTGTACCTTATTTAGGTAGAGGATCTTCTAATCCTGTATTAGAATCTCATATTCAACAAGGAGATATGATTACTAATAAAAAGAGTATTAATACTACTAGTGAACAATCATATATTCCTTATTTAAATTATCCTTTATTACCTTCTATTGAAAACTCTATTACTAATCCTGCAAATCTTATTGAAGGTGTTGCTGCTGATGGCTGGATCAGAGGCGGTGTACCTTCAAGAGAATTACAAAAAGATAAAGATTATTTGAATGGACATAATAAATATCAATATTAAATCATTTAAAATCATATATATTAAATAATTATATGTATGATTACAGTTTATTATTAACTTATAAATTAATTAATGATGATGATGAAGATCAAAAACTATTATATCAAATACAATTATTGCAGTTATTTAATATGAATAATTATGATGAAGATTTATTTAACCAAAATATTGATAAACTATATCTCTCTTTAAAAGACGAAACATTTATTAAAGAATTTATTAAATCTTCTCCATTACATGACACTTTAGATGAAGACTCTATATTTAGAACATTCTTTTCATTCCAAAATTTAGATAAATTTCAAAGATGTTTGTTTGAATTTTATACTGAATCAATAGTTTCAAGTCAAACTATTAATGAATTTAAAACTCATATCATTAAATAATATTATATTATATTAATATGGCCTCTACAAGAAATAATAATTGTCGTAGCGACTACTGTTTACAACAAAAAAGCTATAGGGATGCTAGATTATATAATGAATATAAATATTCACAAGCAGGAAGAGCCTATCGAAATGCATTTCCTTGTTTAGGAATAACTCCTAGTCATATGCCTAGAGAAGCTTTTTCTACTAATTCTGTAGAAATTGAAAGTGCATTATTTGGAATCAATTCTACTAATTTAGTAAATCCTCAAGCACCTGTTGATCCACATTTGACACAATTACCATTTGTACCTTTTTTTCATACACTACCTACTTATATGCCTGAACCATTAGTTGTTGAAAAAAATCAAAGACCCTTTCCTACTCCAAATTAAAGTTAAATTTATATAATTTTTATAAACAAATTATATAAATGTCTAGAAATACTATTTGCCGTGATAAGTATTATAATTATGGAAGTTATTTAAGAAGCAGAGGCTTTGATCAATATATTTGTCAAGTTATTACTGATTTAGAAGCAGGAAAAATTAATGTTGGACCTATTACACCTGGACTATGTCCATCTAAACCTACTACTATTCTCGGTAATACATGGATTAATCCTTGTCCTACTGCTGCAAATACAGGCCAATTATATGTTACTGGTGGAAATATTTTATCTCCATCTAATTATGGACTTCAAGTTACAAAAGGTGCACAAATTTTAGGACCTATTAATCAGAATACTGGTAATTGTACGTCTCAAAATACATTTGCTGCGGCAACCCATTTTTTTACTGGAGGACCCGATTGCAGTACAAATGTAGTAATTGATGGTACACTTACAATTGACGCATCTTTCGTTATTAGAGGTGTTGAAGTTGTCGAAAATCAAGTTATTGCAACGAATTCTACTAATCCAAATACTTCTTTGAGAATATTTAGATCTCCCAACACAGGAGGTAATACTGTTGCATATTATGAAGATACATCTACAAACTTGGTAAGTGGAAATTGGGAAAAAGGATTAATTTATGCTATTGATGGTGAAGCTTCAAACCCCCTATCTGTAGATACACCATCTAATCCTTTAAGAGTTAGTGGTATGACTAATCAACCAGGTCATATTAGAGGATTTAGAGGAATGACTATTTCTAATCCACCACAATATGGAGCTAATATTGATATTTGTTATAATAGAGATTTAAGCGGTGGACCATTAGCTCTTGATGTTTATGGTTCTATATTAGTTCAAAATGGTAATAATAATGCACCAGGAAATATTGATATTTCAGGCGGAATATTCACATTATCCGAAAATGGCAATTCTAATGTTAAAATTTATAGTAATGGTGATGCATCATTTAATGGTCATGTTACTGTATACGATTTAAGTGTTGTTAATTTTGCAACAATTGGTACATCTACTGTTTATCTTGATACAACTCAAGTACGCACACCATTAGTCACGTCTAAAACTTCTGAAGATATTATTTTACGTGCAGGAACTGGTTCTAATAATATTACTTTAGATGGTAACAAAATTATATTAGATGGTGATTTAAGTGCAAATGGCGCTATTGTTTTAAATGATATTTCTGTTTCATCTATTAATATTACAGGCAATTTAAATGCAAATACCGGATTTATAACTGATTTAAGTGTTAATAATTTGATTGTTAATAATGAAATCAAAGCTCCTTTACTTCAATCTGTTACTGGTAGTGATCTTACATTACAAACAGGTTTATTCGGAAATGTGAATAATATTATATTAGATGGCAAGAAAATTGTTGTTGATGGTGATTTAAGTGCAAATGGCACCATTAACTGTAATACAATTAATATTAATGATAAATTAGTAATAAATGATCTAAGTGTTAATTCACAAGCTTCTATTACTGATCTAAGCGTTAATAATTATATTACAGTCGGTTCTACTACTGAAATACTAGGAGATACTATTAGAACATCACTAATTGATTGTGCATTATTACAAGTTAGTAATACAGGATATTTTGATGCAGATCTCTCTGTTAACAATAATTTAAATGTTACTAACCACATTAAGGCACCATTACTTTTTTCTAATAGTGGTAATGATCTTACATTACGAACAGGTTTATTTGGAAATGTGAATAATATTATATTAGATGGTTATAAGATTGTTGTTGATGGTGATTTAAGTGCAAATGGCACCATTAACTGTAATACAATTAATATTAATGATAAATTAGTAATAAATGATTTAAGTGTTAATTCACAAGCTTCTATTGCTGATCTAAACGTTAATACTATAAATATTAATGATAAATTAGTAATAAATGATCTAAGTGTTAATTCACAAGCTTCTATTGTTGATCTAAGCGTTAATACTATAGACACAAATACAATTTATACAGATAAATTAACAACAAACACCTTTTTAGATATTAGTTCTCAAACTATAACATTTAATGATAAATTTCATTTACAAACATTCAGTAGTGAAACATATTTAACAACATCTACATCCACAGCAAATAGTAATACATTAAATATTACTACTAGTCAAAATAATAGTAACGGATTTCTTAACATATCTAGTGGTAGTCAGTTAGATATTACATCAGCTGGATATACAGAAATTATTACTAACCGAGGACTAGATATATGTGCAAACGAAAATATAAATATAGTGACCGCTCTTGATATTAGTTTAAATGCTAGTTATTTACATTTTAGACCTAGTGGTTGGACAACCAATCATGGAGATTTACGTATAAATAATGGAAATCTATATACCGAAACACTTTTATCAACCAGCGAATTACAAACTACTTCACTAGGAGGAAATACTACTATACAAGCTGGAGGAAGCTCAAAAAATGATATAGTTATGAAGGCGAGAGATATTTCATTTGTTAATGTAGAAAATATTTTTGTTGGTGATGCAAGTTTGAACTTGACTAAAAACCCTATTGTTAAAAATAATATTTCATCTACACCACCATATTATAGAGATATGACTTGTTATGGTCAAAGTACGACTATATTAGATATTTGTAATCAAAATTTAAATTTGCCTATAGGTTGGTCAACAACTACTAAATTTCGCCCAGGTACATATGATTTATCTTTAAATTACGTTTTATATAGTGATTTAGATCCACTAGCTTTACAAAACAACATTTTTAATACTACTACAGGTATAATTGATTTTAGTAATAACTCTGAATATGTTAATAATTCTATTTTTGAATTATCTGTTTCAAGCGCAGCAATTTTTGATGATACTACTTCTTCATTAACTTTTAAATTTCGAAATATTAATCCTAATAATAATAGTATTCCTATTATAAATATAGATACACGCTCAATTAATGCAGATGAAGAACGAACTGTTTGTTTTGGACCTCAAACTTTTGTTTTTTCTGAAAACTCTAACGATAACATTTTTATAGGTGGTCAATTTGTATTTGAAATGGATGTTAGTGGATCATCAATTCAAGAATCTAAGGCATTTAATCTTACTGGCATACCAAGAATAACTATAAAACAAAAGTCTATTATTTAAACTATTTGCGAAATTAATATTTAGAAAATATATTTATTAAGTTTTCAAATAAATATATTTATCTGTATTTTATATAATGTCCTATAGTAACTATAAAAATTATCAAGAGTATATCAGATGTTGTAAACCTATAGGAGCGACTGGTCCCCAAGGTCCAATTGGACCTAGAGGATTTAGAGGTGATACTGGACCTACAGGTATACCTGGAAAAGATGGTACATTAGGTAGTACTGGTAAAACAGGTCCTGAAGGACCAACTGGTACTGGTACAACTGGACCTACAGGTATTCCAGGTGATAGATATAATACATTAACTACAAGTACACCTCCTTTCACTCCAACTACAGGAATCTTCCCTATTGAAAATTATGATACAGTACAAGGAACTGTTGGTACAGGATTATCTTATATTACAGGTAATTCAGTAGTAGTTGCAAGCACACTTTCTCCATTAACAACGAGATTTGAAGCAACAGTTCAATCATATAATAGTTTAACAGGTGATATTGTATTAACGGATGTTGTTAATTTAATAGGTACATGGAGCGCAGTTATTCCAACTCAAGCATATGTTAATTTAGATGGTATCGATGGCCCAACTGGAAGAACTGGACCTACAGGACCAACTGGTGCAAGTGGACCTACTGGTGGAACTGGACCTACAGGACCTAGTGGACCTACTGGTGCAAGTGGACCTACAGGACCTACTGGTGGAACTGGACCTACGGGACCTACAGGACCAACTGGACCTAGTGGACCAACTGGACCAACAGGACCTACGGGACCAACAGGTCCTACGGGACCAACAGGACCTACGGGACCAACAGGACCAACCGGACCTAGTGGACCTACTGGACCAACAGGACCTACGGGACCAACAGGTCCAGCCGGTTTAGATGGTAATTCATCTATTTGGGAATATTCAAACCCATATGCTGTATCACCTACTCCAGGAAAATTTAAAACAGGAGATAATACATCAACTACAGACTCTAATTATAGCTCTTTAACAAAGATTAAAATTAATTACATAGACGATCTTAGTGGAAATACAGAAGATTGGTTAAATTATATTGCAGGCGGAAGTGTTATTAAATTACATAGTGTTGAAAACTTTTCTGATTATGCATTTTATCGAGTAACATCACGTACAGATTATGGCTCAGGAAATTTAGCTGGAAAAGAATTAGGTTTAGTATTTTTAAGTAATGGTACAGCTAGTTCTTTGGTTGTAGGAAAAAAATACATGTTTGGTTATGTAATTAGAGGTTCTACAGGACCAACTGGACCAACCGGACCAACAGGTATAGGAACACCATCTATAACCATCCAATATAAATACAAAACAACTGGATTTTCAACATCTACGACTACAATTAAATCAACAAGCGCACCTTTTGCAGGTGTTGATATATCGGGTTATAGTGCAGCATCCGCTGGTTACACTTTAAGTATACAACCTAAATCAGGACAGAGTAATGTAAAAGTGCAATATAAGTTAAAATACAAGAGTAGTACAGCTGTTAATGAACGATTAACCATCGGTGTTGTAAGAACTGAACAAAATATTAATACATTAGTTGGTAAAGACGTATTGATGGGAACTAAAACGGGATCTGATTTTACAGACAGTTATTTATTTAATTTTATGGATTCACCAAATACATTAAATGATATTAGTTATACAGTATTTTATCAATTGGAAAATAATACAACATTCCCAGTTGGTTTAATTGCAGATGCAAGTGCAGCAACATGTTTAATATTAGAAGAATATAATTCAAGTGGTGTAGCAGGATTGGGTCAAACTGGACCAACAGGTGTTACTGGACCCACAGGACCCACTGGACAAATTGGATTAGATGGTAATGGTAGTGTATGGAATTTTGACTCTACTTACGTATATGCAACAGATATATCAAACGGTTATTTTAAAACAGGTAAAGATGGAATTCCACAAAGAGATGTTAGTTATAGTGAAATAACTAAAATTAAAATAAGTAATATTGATGATTTAAGTGCTAACATGACTGAATGGTTACGTTTTATTGATCAAGGTTTCATAGTAAAATTACATCGTATTGATGATTATACAGATTATGCTTTTTATGATGTTGTTGGTACGTCTATAGTAACAAATGGTGTAGAATTAAATTTCGGAAGTTTATTGGGTGTAGGTAGTTCAACATCTCTATATGATGGATTATATAGTTTTAGTTATGTAATGGATGGAATAACTGGACCAACTGGACCAACAGGACCTAGTGGACCAACAGGACCTACCGGACCTACTGGACCTACGGGACCGACTGGACCTACGGGACCGACTGGACCAAGTGGACCTACTGGACCAACTGGACCTACTGGACCAACTGGACCAACAGGCCCTACGGGACCAAGTGGCCCTACGGGACCGACTGGACCAACTGGACCTACGGGACCAACTGGACCTACGGGACCGACTGGCCCTACCGGACCTACTGGCCCTACGGGACCTACAGGACCTACTGGACCTACCGGACCTACTGGCCCTACGGGACCGACTGGACCGACTGGACCAACTGGACCTACCGGACCTACTGGCCCTACGGGACCGACTGGACCAACTGGACCTACTGGACCTACGGGACCTACTGGACCAACGGGACCTACAGGACCAACAGGACCAACTGGACCTACGGGACCTACGGGACCTACGGGACCAACTGGCCCAACTGGACCTACGGGACCTACTGGACCTAGTGGACCTACGGGACCAACTGGACCAACTGGACCTACGGGACCTACTGGACCTAGTGGACCTACTGGACCTACGGGACCTACGGGACCTACCGGACCTACGGGACCATCCGGACCTACTGGACCAACCGGACCTACTGGACCTACTGGACCTACAGGACCTACTGGTCAACCAGGTCAAGATGGTAATTCATCCGTATGGGAATATAGAACAACAGCAGCAGCAACTGGTCATTTTACAACAGCACCAGCTCCAACACCTTCATCTACTCCAAGTTATAATACATTTAATGATATTGTTGTTAATCATACTGATGTATATAATGCATATTTAAGAGATTGGTTACGAGAAATAAACGTAGGATCTATCATAAAATTACATAATACATCAGATTATACCGATTTTGCATTTTTTAAAGTTATTGCTACTACTCAAGGATTTACTAATGAAACATATCAAGTAAGTTTCTTAGGAAGTGGATTAACGCTAGCTCCTGTATTAACACAAGAATATATGATAGGATATGTAGTCAAAGGTAATACAGGTGGTACAGGACCAACAGGTGTAACAGGTGCAGGTGGAACCGGACCAACTGGACCAACCGGACCAACTGGTATAGGAACACCATCTATAACCATCCAATATAAATACAAAACAACTGGATTTTCAACATCTACGACTACAATTAAATCATCAAGTGCTCCTTTTGCAGGTGTTGATATATCAGGTTATAGTGCAGCATCCGCAGGTTATAGTTTAAACATACAACCTAAATCAGGACAAAGTAATGTAAAAGTGCAATATAAATTAAAATACAAGAGCAGTACAGCTGTTAATGAACGATTAACCATCGGTGTTGTAAGAACTGAATTAAATACAAATACATTAGTTGGTAAAGACGTATTGATGGGAACTAAAACCGGATCTGATTTTACCGATAGCTACATGTTTAATTTTATGGATTCACCAAACACATTAAATGATATAAGTTATACAGTATTTTATCAATTGGAAAATAATACAACATTCCCAGTTGGGTTAATCGCAGATGCAAGTGCAGCAACATGTTTAATATTAGAAGAATATAATTCAAGTGGTATTGCAGGATTGGGTCAAACTGGACCAACAGGTGTTACTGGACCCACAGGACCCACCGGACAAATTGGTTTAGATGGTAATGGTAGTGTATGGAACTTTGACTCTACATACGTATATGCAACAGATATATCAAACGGATATTTTAAAACAGGTAAAGATGGAATTCCTCAAAGAGATGTTAGCTATAGTGAAATAACTAAAATCAAAATTAGTAATATTGATGATTTAAGTGCCAATATGACCGAATGGTTACGTTTTATTGATCAAGGTTTCATAGTAAAATTACATCGTATTGATGATTATACAGATTATGCATTTTATGATGTTGTTGGCACGTCTATAGTAACAAATGGTGTAGAATTAAATTTCGGAAGTTTATTGGGTGTAGGTAGTTCAACATCTCTATATGATGGATTATATAGTTTTAGTTATGTAATGGATGGAATAACTGGACCA